CTTTTGTGTTTGGTTACCTGCTGCTGCAACTACAATTTCCTGTGCATCTTTCCATTGTGCGCCTGTAGTTAAAGAAGAATGTCTGATAAGAGTTTTACCACCTAATAAAACATCAAGTTCTGTGGCACGATTCCAGCTTAATATTGCACTTGATTCATCAATAGGAAGTAAACTAACACCACTGACGTTAGCTGGAACGGCAGTCTTACCAGCAGCTACAAAAGGACTTAAGGAGTTAGGTAAAGTTGATCTAAGACCTGATGCACTAACGCTATATACTTCAATCGTATAGTTACCAGCAATAGTATCTAGTATTTCATAACTCTTAGCACCTTCTACAGTACGAGATACATAGTTACCTTGTTCATATCTCCATCTAACATAAACATTATCAGTAGAAGTAGTCCAACTAACAATAATTTTTACTCTTGCAATACCAGTATTTTCATAAATAACTTCTTCTGCTGTTATACCTGTAGGAGAAGCTGGAGCTACATCCAAGTTAGTTACATCTCTAGTCGTAAGAGCTATTCCGCTTTCTATGTGATTATATTTACCTGAGTTATATTCACTAGCTGTCACTACATAATTTGATCTGTCTTGTTCTTTAACCTCTAAAACTCTCCAAGTACTCGTAAGAATATCTGTTGTTTGGTAAACCCAGATGCTATTTACATTAGGAGCAGAAGTAAAAGCACTTGAAACAGTAATAACACTGCCAGATATACCACTTACAGATTTATTCTCTACAGATCCATCAGACAGAATAACAGACAAGGTAGATCCAACTGAATAAGTTAAATCTGTTGTGTCATCTACTGTTATTGCAGTAGTAGTAGCAGCTTGAATACGACCTCCTCTACGTTCTCCACTTTTTACAGGGTCAGCTATTTCAATAATCTGCCCAGGTCTGACAACTACTCCTGCATCTACCGATGTGACAAAAGTAACTACTTCACGTTCTACATTTTCCATGTATAGCAACCATTTAGCAAGACGATTAGCTTGTCCCCTACTTGTACAGGCAAACGCATTTATATTTTTAACAACTGATCCATAACGAGTTTGGTTAGCAGTATCAATTACTTCCTCATAATTTATATCTCGTAAATCTAAATCTAAATATTTAGCAACTACTACTGTAGGTCTTGTCTTTTGACTTGTATTGGTATAAGAAAATCCAGGAGGCAAAGTATTAGCAAGAGTAAACAGATAACTAGAATCTTTAGGAGAATCCTGTGTAATAGTTAAACTACCAGCTTGATAATATGGCATTGCCCTAAACACAGAACACATTTGATTAATTACGTTATAAGCTTCCTGTTGATTTTGAATTGATACATTACAACTAAATCTAGGTTCTGTATTACCTGTACCTGTACCATCATCTATTTCAGTAGAACAATAAACAGATGCTTGATAAAAACTAAATTTATCTAAGTCAGCTTCAACAAGATGTGCACCTAATCCGTACCTAGAAGACGTTAGAAGGTCGTATAAACACCATGCTGGATCGTTTGTATATTGTGCAGCACCTAGTGTCCCATTGAACGTACCAGTATAAGACAAACTCCCATCTGCTCTTACTGTTGCATTATGAGGAATTTTAACTTTAATACCCTTAACTAAATATTGTCTTTTAGGAATAGAAGTAAACTGTTCTGCATCTACCTTTAAACCAACTAATGCACTATTTGCATAAGTTCTTTGATCGTATTTTATTTCTACATAGTTATTAAATTGAATTTCATTAGCTAATTTACTTGATCCACTATCAGCAGTAATTCTAGTGACCTTTATATTGACAGGAAAAGCACCATCTAGATTAACTAAATAATCTCTTTGGTAGGTATCAGGAGTTCTACCTGTAATAGTTCCTGCATTACCAGAAACAACAGTAGAATATGAACCTCCAGAATACTGAACAGCAATCTCCAACTTAACTTCTGTACCAAAGATATCTCCTTTATCACTTAAAGACTGCAAAGAAGGAACAGTAATCGTAACTGATACTGCATCAACATCTGAATCTGTTATTTGTATAACTTTTGGTGTTGCTTGAGGAACAGTAGAAGATCCTGTAGATTTAGTTGTTTCTACATTTTTTGTTATAGGAATATTTGTTTGACTAGAAGTACCAGTTCTCGCCTCAAAAGTTACATCTTTAAAATTAAACGTACCATCAGTAGCTTGTAATGGTGTGTTGTTAAGGAATATAGACTTTGCACCATCTACTAACCCACCTATTTCACCTTCTGATATTAAATCTAATACTTTGGCAAACTGTTTTGAATCAAGATTATCTTTAGCTTCGGTAGGAGTACCACCGCCTCCTCCGCCACCTTTTCCTGATCCATTACCTCCAGAGCCTATAACTTTACTCATACTTCCACCTGTGCAGTTTCAATACCAGCCGATATAACTACCGATCCAGTTAATACTTGTCCGTAGATAACAGGAACAGCAACACCAGCACGACTTGTATTCTGTATGCCACTAAAATTAAAAGATAAACGAGGATCTTGTTCTCTTTCTGGAATGTCAGGAACAGGAGTTAACATATTAGCAATACCGCCAAGAACCAAACTAGCACCAATAGCTGATGATAATGTTCCGATACCAGACATTAACGTACCAGTAGTGCTTGACCCAAAAACGCTTGTAGTTCCAAACATTCCAGCACCAGGAAATAAAAAAGAAGCTCCAATTAATGCTGCTCCTAATAATATTCTTCCTGTATTACCTCCAGCACCTCCAACAACAGGAATAATTTTTATATCTTCCTGTCCATTAGGATAGTGTAATTCTTCCTCTCCTATTTCCCAACTATCAACAGCAACCTTATAGTACCTATCGGCCATATGTTTTTCTAACTGAGGAAAATTAACCACTAGAAATCTTATTGCTTGTGCAGCATTATTAACTTCAGCTTCAAAAGTCTTTTGACCTAGAAACTTTGCTAGTTCTCCGTATAGCTTAATTTTACGCAGCATAACGAATCCTCTTACCTGTGCATTTTAGCAACCATTCGTCTAATAAATCACGACTTGATAATCTATTTTGCAAATGATGTAAAACAGTTTGTTCTCCTAAGTAAACACCAATATGATTTAATCCGCTACTACTAATTGACATTAATAACAAATCACCTTTTTCTAAATCTTCTTCTTCTGTTAATTCTCTAAAACCTGTTTTTGCAAAACAATCAACAAACATAGGGTTTTTAACAAAATCTTCTGGATCGTTTGGTCTAATCCAATCTATAAGTTCTATACCTAGTTCATTTTTATACCAATCTCTACATAAACTCCAGCAATCAGTTACACCCCAGACCCATTGCCTACCAATTAAAGGTGCTTCATATCCGCAAGGTTCACAATAACCCCATTGTTTAAGATTAGGTTGAACAATCCACCATTTAATACCAGATTTTTCACAAGAAATCTTATCAGCTTCACTAGGTTTTGGACTTGTAACAGGATGACTATGAACAACAGCAGTTATTTCTCCTTGATCTTCAGCATTAGCCCAATCTATAGGATCTAAAATAAATTGATCTTTTGGATCTACAGCTAAGTTTTTACAAGGAAAATACTTTTCTTTACCTTTAATAACAACTAGAAGACCACAAGATTCTCTAGGATCTTCTTTTATTGCGTGTTCAAGTGCTTTATCTTGCCACATTACGAGAAGAACGTACCAACACCAGGAAAATCTGCTGGTAGTACTTGTCTTTTAGGTAATCGAACACCTTGTAAATCAAAACTAGCAGCAAGTTCAAATTCAATAATATCTCTATTTTCTGTAACTTTACGATCTATATAATAGACTTCATTAGGAAATGTAGCTGTAGCATCAGGTGTCCCATGAGGATTATCACTAGATTCTTGACTTATGAGACTATCATCTTCTTGTAAGATCGCACTATCATTTTCTAATAAAATATCTCCAATATCAAAGTTAATATGATCTATATATCTTTCTAATGTTCTAATTCTTGTAACTTTTGCTCCTTCTAATCCTTGAGGTAAGGTTGCAAGTATTGTTGTAAAAGTTCCTAAAATATTGGAGATTCTTAATTTGGGTCTAGGAAGTTGTTTACCATTAAAGTCAAAACCATCAGCTTCTATAGGCATCCTTGTGTATTCAATACTATTAAAAATAAGATTACCGTTATTGTTTTCACTTACACCGTTATGAAAGTAATAAGTTGTATCAGCACCATGAATTGTGGTATCTAGTTGTAGTTGAAAAAGTTCAACAATATTACTAGGATTTATCTTCTGTAGCTCTGATACAGGAGTAGCCATTAGGGTTCAAATACTTGTTGAAACGTCATGTTTAATGTTGCTCTATTTACATAAGGTATTGCCTTTGTCCATCTAAGACAGATCCATTTATAAGCAGTAGAACTGCCAGGAGGAGTCCAATCAAAAGAAGCACCATCATCTGCTCTGGCTTCAAGAAATGTTTCTATAGTATCTGAATCTGTCTCGCTTACTTGAAAATTTAAAGTCCAAACATATGGTTTTATATTTAATCCAAATTTAATTCGATGTTGGTAACCATCATTAAATTGAGCAACATTTACTTTTGGTGCTGTAGTTTTACGAGCTAAGTAAGTAGGATTGATAGAGGGAAAAGTAGCCATTATGCAAGTAAACCTCCTGGTCTTTTTTCTTTAATAAGTTCTGATTGAACAACTGCTCCTATTAATCTACCTAGTTCCTGACCGCTTGCTTCATTTCCTTCAACAGATGTACCAGAAGCGTCAACATTTACAACCACTGATGTTGTACTTCCTCCCAAAGCCTCATTTGGTGTAATCATTCCAGAAGTGCTTGGTGTAAATAATTCTGGGCCTCTTTCTCCCACTATATAACTACCTCCTTTACTAACAGGCCCTCCATCGGCTCTTTTCGAGAAAAATGATCCAATACCTCCAGGCATATTTGCTAAAAATGTACTGACCCCATATTGAATTAAAGATCGTTGAATTTGCCTAAATACGGCAGTTGCAACTTCTCCTAAAGTCTTTGTACCATTAATTGCACCTTCTATAGCATCTACTAATCCTGTCTCGATAGAGTTAGCAATATCATCGTAAAGATTTTTTATTCTTTCTAGTCGTTCTTCTTGTTTTTCCTGTTCTACTTTTTCATCTTGTAATATACCTAATCTATCTTCAAGTTTTTTTATTTCTTCTTCTATTCCTCTTATGACTTCTCCTTGTAAACCTGTACCTCTTTTTTGTTCTTCTCTTTTTTTCTTAGCAATCTCTAAACGTAAAATTTCTGCTTTAATTTCTTCAATCATTCCTTCATTTATTAAATCAGATTGTCTTTTACGTTCTCTATTTTGTAGAACGATAGCAGTTGTAACTAATCCAATAGCAGAAGCTATAGCAATAAGTGGTAAAGCGTTCATGGCTATTGCCAGCGCACCTGTAGCTGCTGCTGCTAATTTTGTTTGTACAGTTGTAGCAGTTATGACATTATTATAAACTATTGCACCTATAGCAGAAGCTTTAAACTTTGCAAGTAAAACAGTTTGAGCCGTAATAAGCCCTGAAATAGCAACAGTTGTAAGTTTTACAGCCCCAGCAAGTGCTGTAAATATGACTGCCCCCTGACCTATTGGTGATTCTATGAAAGCAGTTACAGCTTTAGTTAAAGAAGTTAAAAATCTTGTAGCATCTAAAATAGCAGGTGCTAATAAAGTTCCAAGAGCTATTGATAATTTTTCTGTTTGATTACTTAGGATTTTAAACACCATCGTTGGGTCGTTTTTTAATAATTCTTTTAATGATCCAGCACCTTCTTTTTCAATTAATTCAAATGCTTTAGTTACAACATCGGCTGTGATTAGTCCTTCAGCAGCCATATCTCTTAAAGCTCCAACATTTGTCTCTAATATTTCTGCTATTGGTGCTAAAATGGCTGACATATTTTCAGCAATACTATTAAATTCATCTCCTCGTAAAGCACCAGAACCTAAAGCCTGAGTTAACTGCCTCATTGCTGAGTTTGTTTCTTGAACTGATGCTCCAGATAATATTGCTACAGTATTAAATCCATTAAATATAGTTGAAATATCTTCCATTGATGTGCCAAGCACTCCTAATCTTGCTTGTAAATTAGTAACAGCCTCTAACGCTTCTATTGTACTTAGGCCGAATTTTTCTTGGGCTTGTTCTGCTAGTTTTACGGATTCGCTATAAGTACCATTTTCTGTTGTTAAAATTCTTAATCGTTGATTTAATTTTTCAAAATTATTAGCTGCCGAAACTGCACTTTTTGTTAATACTCCTAATCCAATAGTTGCTATAGCGGTTCTAACTCTATCAAACGAATTTTGAAGTTTATTAGTTTGACCTTGAACACCTTGTAATGCCCTAGTAGCCTGACTAGCATCAACCGTAAGTTTTACATTAGCCTGTGCCACAAATTAAAAGAAAGCTTTTATTATATATTACCTTGTTTTATGTCTTTGTCGTTCTAATGCTTTTTTTTCCTCTTCATATTTGTTTTCATAATATGCAGCCCAATAAATTAACTCTTCTTCTGTTATAGAAGCCCTGAGTTCATTTAAAGTCTTACTAAGTTCTGTTGCTAGGAAAAATTCAAAGTTTAACCAACTATTCCCCTTTATTCTTTTTTTGCTGTATCAAGATCGAGTTCTACTTCAAATAAAAATAATTCAAGATCATTTAAAACCTTTTCTGGTAATGATCTCTGTAATATTGGTGCATCTGACATATCAAAAGCTGGGCTACCATCTTCCTTTTGTGCCATTTTGCAAAGTAACTGCGTTGAAACTGTTAAGGCTTCATTGCTGCCAGCTAATTGCTGTGCTTTTTGTCTGTCAAATCTAGTAATTGGTGGAAAATATATAACAGTCAAAACTTTACCAGATGAATCTTTTAATTCATACTTGCGTCTAGTTGTCATCTCATCTTTGTATGCACCAATGATGAGGTCTGCGGTTCTTTGGTTTGCCATAAAATCTGGGGTTGTTTAGTTTATAAAATTAAATAGCTGAAGTTATAGTTCCAGTTGGTTTAAATGTAATGTTGATTTTATTAGCCTCTCCAAGTGATGAACTTTGATCAAAGCTAGTAATAATTCCATTAAAGCTAATTTTTTTTGAGGCACTTGTGCTATCAGGGAACAACTCAAAAGATGCAGTTCCAGCATCACCAGTAACTAAAGCACCATCAATAAAAGTAGCAGTTTCTCCTGAAGCTGCATCATCGTAAAGAAGTTCTGCACTGCCTTCACCTTCAATAAGACCACCAACAAACTGTTTAAAAGTGTCACCTTGTGCTGTTGTTTCTTGTATGTCTTTAGAGATAGACATTGACCAACTTGTAGTTCCCAATACTGGGTTTACAGATGAGCCACCATCATCAAATTTGACTTGACCAACATCACCTTTTACCTTTGCCATAACAAATAAAAGAAAGATTTATAATTATATTAACCCTTTTCTGACCTTTTTACAGCTTTTTTATTTTTTTTATAATTAAAGATCCTCGTAGATCTCAAATGTTATCCTAATTTGTGTTTGAAACTTCCCTTCTGGACTTGATGCAAATACTTCAGGGCCAACAGGAGCATCAAAAATAACATTAGAAACAGTCACTCTATTGTATAAATCTCTTAATCTTTTACCAATCGTGTAGTTCGACCCTGCTCCAATACCTTCTTCTGTAAAAATATTGAGTATTACTAAACCTACAACATTATTTGTTGCACTACTTGTATCACCCTGTGTAAGATATTCATTTGCACCAAAACTGGTAATACATTGAACAAAACTATCCTCTGTCGTTGAATCAAAAGCCATATTATTAAATATGACAGGTATAACAGGACTTAGAGCAAGTTCTGTTGCTAATCTAGCCTCTATTGTTGCTCTAGCAGTATTTAAATCTATAGCAGCCATTTATATTCTCCTTTTAATTCTTTCATATTCTTTTCTAGCATATTGTTCAAGTTCTTTACCTATTATTTCTGGAAACCCTGCAACAGTGGATTGTCTTGTTCTATAAACCCCACCCCAAGAAGGAGGTAAGTTTACACCAAAACAAACAGGCTCTGCATAAGGTAAGTTATTAGTTATCGTGCCTTGTAATGGCTTGATTTCTGTTTGCCATGCGTTCCTAAGTTGACCTCCTCCTTTGGGTTCGCCTTTATAAACAACTCTCACTGGTGTTGCTTTCTTAACTCTTTCAGTCCATTCTAAAGTTGTCGCAGCTACTAAATCTTCTACTGCTTCCCTCATCACATTATCAATTTGATCTAATCTAATTTTTCTTGCCATAATTACCTTAAAATAAGATCAAAACTAACCGCAGTATTGTTTTGTTCATTTGTTAAAACTTGTATAATTTTAAATTCAACATTACTTATTACAACCCTATCTTTCGTAGTAGGTGCAAATGTTAAATCGCTTGCCGCTATCGTTAACCTTTTATCTTGTGACTCAACCAAATCATTTACTTCCGATCTTGTTACATTGCTTAACGCACCCTTAACTGTGGTATCAGATGTAGATTCTGTTATAGCTCCTGTAGTTGTGTTATAACTACCAGCCGTTACTTGTCTAATAGTTACATCACCTCCAAGTTTGCTTAGAGTCTTTGATGCTGCTTTTTTTAGTGCGTTAGCAAGACTCATAAGTAATATGCAATGACCTGTCCACTTGCAAGAGTAATACTTGTAATAACACCACAAACCTCTGAAGAAGCCTTCATTGTAATACCTGCAATAGTAGCAGATCCGTTTTCTGTAATGTTTTCAGCTACAAAAGTAGCACTAGCATCTGTTAAACAATGTACTTTTCCAAATCTGCCTGTATGGGCAGAAGTGTCTGTAATGATAATTGCTGCTGGGTAGTCGTAGCCGTAGCCCATTTTAAGACCTCTTGATTTGTAAGTTTGCTCTTCCACCTATTCTAATACCCATCAAGTAATGATCAACTATTGGTGGAATACGATCAATACCAGTAGCTCCATAAAATCTTGGAGTTGCATTTATATTACCAATACTAACTGTTGCAAAATCTTCTAGGCCACTTAGTTCTAATCCGTTTCTATTGTTATTAAGATATACAGCTAAAATTACTTGTGCTTTTTTTACACGGTCTGGAATTTCAGTATCAGTATAATAATCAGCAACTAATCTATTTGGAAAAGATAGCCCATAAAGGTTTGTATAAGTATCAGGCTTACGAACACCAGAACGAGGCCATTCTAAAACTTGAGTATCATCTACTCTAGCTCCTAAGAATTTTTCTCGATCTATTCTTTGTGTTGCCGTATATAAAGCTCTGTTTTTATTATCAGTAGAACTTGAATCCCAAACTGAAACATCATCGCTTAATACTAGGCCTTCAACAATAGCGTTTGCATCTGAAAGAGTGACATAGCTATTAGCTGATGCACTACCGACTGTCGCTACTATGGTTATTGCCATTTACTGTTACCTTTGAGGGCTTACGTTTTGGTTTTGGCTTTATCTGAGCTTGAGCTAGTGAAGCTGCCTCAGTAGCAGCTTCATTTTGCTCTCTCATACGCCTAAATGCGTACATTGCCATTAGCTTGATGCACCCTTAAGAGCAACAAAATTAATAACAATAGCTTCACTTAGTCCACCGCCAGATACATTAGCAACTGTGACCTTAAAAGATCCAGATGCCATTGTGTTTGCATTAACAAGATATGCACCAGCAGTTCCAGCAGAACCATGACAAGCTACAACAACATCTGTTGCTGCAATCTTGCTGTTGGTTACAGTGAAAGTTGCTTCTGCGGCATCTGCTAAAGCAGCGTTGTTCATTGTGATTTGTCCACTCTCAGTATTAAGAGTTACACCTGTTGTTTTGTTGGTGGCCTGAGTTACAGTTCCACCGTCTGTTGGGCCAACTAAAGAGCCAGCAGTTACTTCAAATAATGATGGCATAATTAATCCTGATTAGATACGTTAGTTGCACGAACAATACCGATGTTCTTTGTTTCATACACCTTCGACCATGATGCAACAGTTTCCAATACACTTCTGTTTGGGTTAACAGTAGATACTGCATACTTCAAACCTACTGGATGGTAGATGTAGTGAAGATCCACAGCCATTGCTTCTTCTAAAGCAAGGATGTCTCTATCTGTTTGAGTTCTGATTGGTGCTTGCTCACCTGTAACAACTGATCCTTGTGTAAAGAAAAATGTTGAATACTCAGTAGAAGAACCAGAACCTGTTGTTGGAACATCATCTGAAACAATAACTTTTAATCCCATAAAGGTAGGAATAGAAGTTGTACCTGGGAAAGCCCCTGCTGTACTACCAGCAGTTGCTCCTGAATCGGCTGCTCCTGTGTTGTCATAAATGCGATCAATAGCATTACGTTCAACCAAGTCATAATAAACTTTGGAATGAACTGCCATTGATGTTAATTTAGATCCTTGATCACCTAACAAAGCCTGGGCCTTTGCAACGTGTCTAGGACTCAAGGCTGTAGGAGAATCACCTGATTCTGAATCAATAGTTAAAGCAAATAAAGCAGAGTTGCTGTCGTTTGCATTGATAGAACCAAATGCACCAGTTAAGCAAGAGAATAAATCCTTCTGCTTTTGGTTGTTGACGTATGCAGCCATTTTTTGTGCAATAGCAGCCATTGGATCAGGGCCGCCACCAACAGCTAATGCTGCTAAGTCTCTAGAGCTAAATGCTCTACCTCTGTGCAATACAGCAGCAATTTGATTATCTGCTGTAATCTTGCCAGGTGTTAATGATGTTGAATCTGTAAGAACTTCAAAATCACCACTTAAATTTGCTTTGTAAAAAGGTATCTTTACAAAATCTCCGCCTCTTTCTGAGGATAGATTTAATTCTGCCAAAGGTTGTACGACCCCACTTTGTAAGAAAGCATCCTTTTGGGTTGTTTCTTCGATCAAATCACGTTGTTACCAAGAAAGCTCTTTATCTTTCTTTTCTACATCTTTTCCATTGATGTAGGTCGGACTATATCTTCAACCTATAAGGTTGCAAGGCACTCGTGTCTCCGTTACTTAGTTTCCTATCGGGAGTTAGTCTCTGAACCTTCCAGCTTGTTTGCTGGCTTGGCTGCTGATTATCCTTTTATGGTGGACTTCCAGCAATTCACCTTGTTTCATTATGTTGTTACCAACATAAGCCCCAAAAATCTAGGGTGTGAACACCTCAGGGATAATTAAATCACTTCTTAATGTAGCCATTAAAAAATTAATCTAATATGTTCACTTCGAGGCACAACCTCTGACGTAGCACAACCACGTTGTTTCTATATTAACTAGAAACTGCGTTTTTGAGCATATTGTATTTATTTATATCTGTTCTATATATTCTTGCTTGCTCCGTCAAGTTAAATGATTCAGGTGCAAATGGGTTTTTTTCTCCTAAAGAGACATCAGCAGTCACTTTTGTTGTTGTTGCTCCACCGCCTTGTGGTCTTGGATTCTTTTGTACCCATTGAGGCATTTTTGACATTGCCCATTCTTTTACAGGTGTTCTGTTATAGCCATCAACAATAACAACAGTGCCATCAGCTTCTCTTGCTAATTGATCTCGATTTATCCTTGATAAAACATATTGTGGATCATGGACAACATCAGCTAATGCACTAACGGCAGGAGCTTCAACTTCAAGTTTTCTCTTTTCTTGCTCAAGCTCTTGTATTCTTTTGTTTTTAGATTCCTCTGCTTCTCTGTACTGAGTTGCAAGTTTGTCTCTTGCCTCTTCATATTTACCTTTAGCCTCTAATTCTTCTTGTTCTTTTTGTTGCTTAAAAGCAATTAATGCATTTACATCAACATCTTGAGGGACAGCTTTAGCGGCTTCCTTTGCCTTTTTATAATCATCTAATAACTCAGAATTTTTTTTCCTCATAGATTCAACTTCTGCTTTTAAAGCATCAACTTCTGTTTGAGAAGGATTAGGTTTGATTAATTCGTCAGCCATAAATAAATTTTAACAATTATTAATATATATATTATCTTACCAACGTGTTTTGTCAGCCCAATAAGCCGCACTAATAGGGCCTTTCTTAATAAGTCTTGCAAATCTAGCCTTAAAAGCAGCCCTTTTATCTTTATCTTTTTGTGATTCTCCTTTTCTTGGAGGTTTATTATCTGCCCCTTGCAAACCAAATCTTATAAGTTTTTCTTTGCCAGCAACTTTAACAACAACTGCCCCTGCTTTTCCAGATTTGTGGTTAGGAGTTTTTATTGGTTTGTTTAAACCTTCAAAGGTATGACCGCCTTTTTTTATAGCCATTATTTTTTTGTTTTAGGTGATGCTCTTAACTCAGATCTTTTTTTTAAAACTGCATTTCCAGTTGATTCAGAAATTATTTTTACAATAGGATCATCTTTACTTCCTACTCTTGTCACTTCACCGCCTCTTGGTGTTTTTATCTTTGCTTTTGTACCAGCATTTGCACTTACGACTTTGCCATAAGTACGCTTACCTCCATAAAGCCAGCTAACTCTAGATCCTTTTTTCATTTTTAATTCTTTTTAGATTTCTTTTTAGAAGTTTTAGGTTTTACTTCGCAATTTTCAACCTTTGGTTTTGACTCATCGTAAGTCTGAACTTTAAATGTATATCCCATTACTTTTTACCTCCTTTTTTCTTTTTTTTACCTTTTGGCTTCATTGCACCGTAATGTGATGGCATAATCAAAAACATTAACTATAAATATCATAGCCATTTTTGTGAACTATGAAATTAATTTAAATTATATTGATTTCTTATTTGATCTAAAGTCTTTTCTGTTCCGTCATTTCTTATAATTTGCCTCAATGCTTTTTGACCTGAACTATTCTTTCTTCTAGCTAATATTTTAAAATATTTTATTTTTTGTTCACTACCTAAAGTTTTTAACTGTAATTCTTTATCTTGATTTAAAAGCCAATCACCATAAGCAGTATTTTGTGGCACTCTACCAGTAATACTAGGTCTTGTATCAAGTGCGCTTACAGGTGGTTTTTCTAGTCCAGGGTATTTTTTCTGTAATTTATTAAAATCAACTACAGGTACAGTAGTTGATCTGCAATTAAAATGTTGGGGTGGTGTTGGGCCTTTATTATATTCAAATTTCTTACCATCTAACCTTTGACAAATAGTACTTGTTCTTGAATCAAGTGTTGCTACATATTCATATTTAGGAGCAACTTTACTGTTTGCAGCATAAACAGATTGACTTGCTTGGTTTTGTACTTGATTTATAGCAGTTCTTACAATCGTTTGTAATTGATGATTTGCTAGTTTTGTAAGTTCTCCACCTGATGCTGCAAGTTGTTTTACAGATAATGACCCTAAATCTTCAAAGTCTAGTTTTCCTACAAGCCGTCTTGCTATTTGTTGTGTAGTTTCTCCACTGAATACACCTGTTCGTATTGCTAATGCTAATTTTTCCTGAGAACTAACAACAATACCTCTAAATGCTTTTTCTACAGTTTGACCATTAGGTAAAGTTATTGATGCTCCTTGCCTTGCTGTTAATTCAAACTTTCCAGAGCCAAACCTTACAAAATCATCTTCAGTGAATTGTTTACTTGTAAATATATTGGTCTGAGTAGGATCAGTCATAATAACTGATTCGGCATATTTTGGACTTATAGCAACACTATTGATCGGTACATTGCCAGACGCTGTTACTTTCTTAAGCTCTTTTACAATAAAATCTCTTTGTAAAACAGTAATCCCCTGTAATTCTTTTTTAAAATCTCTAGCGGTAACACCAGACCATGTATTTAAGCTATCTTTTGCCTGTTTTATGATTGCCCTTAATCTTTTCCTTGTCTGGGGTGCAATAATTACAGCCTCTCCAGCTTTTGTTTGTCTTAAATCTATATCTCTTAACTGTTTTGCCGCTCTTAATATAATTTCGTTGTAAGTGACAGCATACTTCTTAGCAACAGAATTACTAAAACGGTTGAGATCAATAGTCTCTCTGTAAAATACCTCTGGAGTTGACATTCATTAAGCTGCGTCAGGTTGTATTGGTGCTTCCATTTCAACTAATCCACCTGCTTGGGTTGCCTCGACTTCTTCCTCTACATCGAAATCATCGCCAAGTATCTCACCACTGCTTAATTGTGTAAGCAATGTTTCCTGACTAATAGTTCCAGCAGTAAATAGTTGTAATAAAGATTGAATCTCTTGTGGTTCTAATCTTGCTGTTACAAAATCTCTATTAACAAAAGAACTTCCAGCATTAGGTTCGTTAAGATATTCACTATGAAATTTAAGACAGTTATCAATTAAATCTTGCATTTGCTGTGCAACAACCATCATTGTGCTGTCATTCTGTGAACGGTCTATCCTCTTGGCTTCAGCAGTTTCACCAACTAATTTTTGTCCAAGCACTGCCGCCAAAGATAATGTATTAATCTGCTCTTTTATATCTTCTAACCTTTTAAACTGACTATCATAGCTATCACCAGAAGGGCTGACATATTCCATTCTTGATTCAGGTGGTAATGACAATGCTTCATTTGGCCCTGTTGTTATTTCATCTGCATTGGGATAACCAAAAACAGCAAGCAAAGGAACAGAACTAATATGCAAAATATTATCTAGATCACTTTGTATCTGGTAATGTTTAAGATTTAATTCTGCTATGTCATATAAAGGGCTTCTTGATTCATACATTCCTACTCGGTTTGAATATGCAACAGAAAAAGGAATTTTATCTTTTAAACTCATTTCACCTTCTTCAAATAACTTATATTCACCTTTCTTCTCATCTTTTCTATGTATTTCATAACGACCTGGTTCTAGTACCCTTATTTGTTTAACTACCTTCTCTCCATACTGTCCATCATTTTCTACAACTTGCTCCATTAAACGTATTTGCATTAATTTTCTTACACCCTCTACTATTTCAGTTCTCCAACCAAGAATGTCTTTTGGTGCGTAAGTAACCCAATATGGCCTTGCCTTATCTCCTTCTTTCGGTGCATCAACAAGCACCCCTATATGCCCGAAGCTAATTGCTTGCCTTGCTGTTTGATAAAGCCAAATATTCAAGTCATTACCTTCTAAATCAACATCAAACAACTGCTCTCTTACTAAGTCTGAAACATCATCTAAACGGACAGGCTTTCTGACCAGCATACCTGAGAGCATCTTTTCAATACGTTGCAAATATGGGACAACTGTTGATCTTGCAAGTCTTGTATCATAACTATCATCTGTTTCTCTAGGTTCTTGCAACAAATATTTTCTATGCTCCGATCTGATTTTATATGTACCTTCTTTTAAATCTGCGATCAAATCCCAGAAATTAGACATTCTTTGATAAGCGGCATTAGGAGATGCAACCGTTGTAGGAGCTACAGTTACAGGTTGATTGTAAATATTGAGTGAGCTATACACGGTTTTTCCTCATAGTATCATTACTTTTAATATATTCTAATACCAGTTGGCTTGCCTGCCCTTCCATAAAGTAAATTAAATTCTCTGAAAATAAGATAGCCAAGTGCATCTACATGATGATCATAACCATTTTGTTTGTCGGGATCTCCTGTTTTTTCATCATAACTTTGCAATTCTAAACATTCAATTAAACGAGAGCAACTGGCATGAATCTCCAAACGTCTTTCCCCTTTGCCGTTTTGTAATAACGCATTGACGGTTGCAACTCGATCTTTGATAAAGGGGTTGCTTTTGAGAGCCATTGAACTGAAGCCGTAACTTTCGAGAATTGCGATGTCTGTCTTTGATGCGTTAATTGTTGAACGTGCTGAACCACTTGCGTCTGGGTAAACTAATATTCTGTTTGAAGGATAACGCCTAAGTATTTCCTGTGCCAACGCATCTGTATCATTTTGTCTTGATATTTCATCTATGATAATTAACTTATCTCCAGACTTGACACCGACCACGGCATTGCAGTTCATGACGTTAAAATCAATACCAATCCGTAACACTTCCATCTTTATGTCAAATGGTATCTGATTTATTACATGATCATTACGATTAAAACGATCATAAACTTGACCGCTTGTAAGATTAACCCATTGACCTAGCAAGTAAGCTTTTATTAACTGCGGTGGATAATTCTCTTCAAGAGATTGTATAAAATTATCAGGTAAGTAGGGATTGTCTTTTGTTTTTGCCTGGATTAATCCTGTATCAGATTTTTTATTCTTTTCAAATGTTTCAAATGCCCAACCATGACCCTCTGGAGTTGTTGTTGCATAAAACTGTTGAACATTACCTGATCTTAACCTTGCAAGTGCCATGTTCATAGCGTTTTCTGCATCTCGTTTTGGAACAGTGTCTGCCTCATCAAATCCAATCGCACATAAATTTTGCCCTCTTAATCGTTGATAAGTAAGCATTGTTCTTAACAAGATTGTATGAGTTCCTTCTTCCCAACAAAGTTGGTACTCAGGAAGTGGTGATGCTCTGAATGTGTAAGGAATCTGCCATTGATCCAATAATTCGTTAAATGTGCGAATTAAAATGTCTCTCAGCATGGCATTTGTTGGCTGAAAAACAGCAGAGACATGACCGATGTTCATGCAGGCAAGCATTACAGCTTTTGAACAAAGAGCATAAGTTTTACCAGCACCAAAGCCACAAACAAGAGCTAGTTTTCTGTGATCAATATCTTTACAAAACTTTTCTTGATGAGGTAGTAAATCCTGATAAATTCTATCAATCGTTTGTTGTGTTGTAGGGAGATCATAAGCACCGACTTGATATAAAACTTTGCCAGGGTTTGCAGTATCTAAAATGCTCATGAACAAAGATGGGCTAACTTAGCTGCGGTATTGATAGCACCTAAAGCAATATGATAATGACCTTTTTTCCTTGCCTCCATCTGAAGGGTCGCACATTGTGACAAGAGGTCAGCTACCATTTGGGGTCTTTCCATGTCCCAATCCTTCTTTAGCTCGCCTCTGGCTATCTCTAAATACTTATCTACAGTTCTTTCTCCAACCCCCCAATTCTCTGAGGCATAACGTACACAATCAGACCTACGACCACCATTTGCAATAATTCGTGCAAATTTCTGTGATCTTACAACAGTTTCAGCTTTTGTTCCTTTTTTTGCCATTAACTAGATGATACACGTTTTGCAGTCTTGCCTGTAAAATCCTCCCATCTTTTTACTATCACATCACAATATTTTGGATCTAATTCCATTAAAAATGATTGTCTTTTAAGACGTTCAGCAGCTATAAGTGTTGAACCAGAACCTCCAAATAAATCAATTACGTTACCTTGTTTATGATTTATCAAAGCTCTTTCTGCTAATTCAACAGGTTTTTGTGTGGGGTGCATATATGAAACATCTTTTTTTACTTGCCATAAATCACTTTCATTTTTTATATGTTTATCAATTTTTGCATTAAATAAACAAAACTCGTGTTGATGTCTATAACCAACTCCTAAACCAAAAACATTTTTTGCCCAAACAATACAACCTTTGAAGGGTAACTTTGTTTGTAATGTTGCGTAAAATTTCCAATTACACCAAACATAATAATGATTAGGATTTAAAATATTTATAATTTCAACCATGCTTGTAATAAGTTCGTTAAAAGAATCTTCAGATAAATCATCATTTTTTATAACATCGAATTTTCCACTTCTACCATTAAAAGCAACATTATAAGGAGGATCGGTAAAGACCATATCAGCCTTATTGCCATCCATTAATTTTTCAACGTGCAAAATATTTGTAGAGTCACCGCATAAAAGTCTGTGATTATCAAGAATATATAAATCACCTTCTTTTGTTACTGGTTCTTTTGGAACTTCTGGAACTTCGTCTGGGTCTGTTAAACCTTCTGCTGGTAATACTTCTGTCTCTCCAAGTAATTCTTTTAAATCATCATTATCAAACCAGGGGTTTAGATCATGCTCTTGACTTAATTCTTCAAGCATATTTATATCCCATTCTGAAAGGTCGGAGGTTCTGTTATCAGCTAAAGCAAGCCCAACCTTTTCATCTTCTGAAAGCCCAGTTCTTTTTACAGCAATAATTTCATTACCATCAGTTTCTATAACTTTAAGATTTTTTATACCTGCCGCCTTTGCACCAGCGATTGTTCCATTCCCTGCAAGTATTCTGTTGTTTTCATCAATCACTATTGATCTTGCAGCACCAAATTTTTGTAGTGATTCTTTTATAAGTTTTGAGGAACGATCAGTACGCTTACGAGCATTTTTATGATCGTTTTGTAAATCATTAATTTGAGACTAAGAGGTGTTCCCACGTTCCCAAGTGTTCCCAAAAATGTATAAGACTTACCTAACCCTATATATACCCCTATATTACCTATTATTATATTTATATATAAAACATAGAGAACATAGAGAACATATATATATAAGATAGTGATTTCAAGGGTTTAAGCCGTTCCCAGTAGTGAGAACAGAGGTGAGAACAGGTGAGAACCAAACCCATTTAGGTGTTCCCGCTACTCGTTTTCTTTTACGTTCATAATGTAGGGATTTAAGAATAGATGAGACAGTCATTGTATCAGATTTTGTTTGTCTTTCTATTGGTTTCTCTATTGCTTCAGCCAATAAAAGTTCGATTGTAATATCTTTCATTCTGTTAGATGGATCATTTAAGTAGTTAGTAATAACAGATAACCAAGGAGAATCCACCATATATCCAAGATTTTCTTTTTCAATTTGGTTTTCCTGTTCATAGGATAAAAAGTGCGATTCATTATTTTTAAATGCGGCAACAGAAGCTGCCCAGATACTATCCCTTTCTAACTGAAGGGAGTCAAGGTCAATAGATTTCGTAGTGCAGGGTATTATATGAAAACGCCTATTTCCTGTATCATCTATCAATAAACCTGAATCACGGTTAGAACTTCCAACAATAATTCCTCTTCTAGGCCATTCTTCAACAGCTTTTCCGTAAGGAACACGAAGCAGGTCAGTTGACCTTGATAAAAATGCTTTAATTACCCCTGCGTGTTTTCTGGATGTTACCCCATCAATTTCAGACCATTCCATACCCCATGAACGGTGAAGAACTAAGAGGTCATCTTTAGAAGAAATATCACCAAGAGCATCAGAAAAGAAAGGGCCAAATAGTGTTTGCCAAAATGATGATTTCTTTATTCCTTGTGAACCTTGAAGAACAGTTGCTGTGTCATGTTTACAACCTGGAATATAAACTCTTCTTACTGCATTAATAAGAGTAAGTTTAAGCATTATGTCATATATTGTTGGTTCTTTTAAATTTTGATCCTGTGGCCTAAGATATGTAGTAGCAAGTCTATCTATATAAGTTGGTTGAATTTCGTTATAGCAATGATCAAGGTAAAGTTTTACTGGATCATATTCATTTTCATGAGCTACTTTTAAAAGACAATCAATAGCCATTTCTTTTGGTACTTTATACCCAAGCTCTGCAAGCGTTAAATAAAATAATTCAATATTTTTGATTACTTTGCCATCCATTTCTATTGAGTGAGAAAAAGTGTTAAATCTAATTTCTTGTTTTAAGTTGCGTAAAAAGTTTATTAGTTCTTGTGATGTTAGTTGTTCTAATTTACGAGGAACTGGTGTAGATTCTGCTGCTGGTTTAATTGACGTAGGAAAAGATCGTGGTGGTGGAGTCCAGCCATCTTCTGATGCAAATTTTTGAAGAGTGCCAATAGAAACGCCAGACGATTTAAAAGAATCCCATTTAAGCTGACATTCACCTCCTTTATATTTCCCATTTTTTTCTGATAATGCTTCCCAATCGTGGAATAAAGAATGATCGCCAACAGAATGAGCAGCCATGCCAATTTTAATCCAATCGTCATAGTCATCTAAACGGTTAGGATTTATGGCCTGTAAAAGAGAACGAACTTTATCAGAATCTGAATTTAATGTTTGTATTTGTATAGGTTTTTTCTTTTTTTGCTCCATCATCTTTTGAATTATGGCAAAAGGAGCTTCTGCTAGTTCAAGGTCAGAAGGTGACCTACCATCCATCCATCTATAGCCGTCAGTTTTTGGATGTTTACCAGATACTATTGATTGAGTACCATTCCAACGCAGTTCTATTTGCTCAACTGAGCCATCTTCATCTTTTACGCCTGTTTGGAACTTGCGTGTTTTAATTTTTGACCAATATTTATTAGGAACTTGATATATAATTTGAAACCTACCAACTCTACCTGATGTAACCATCCATGAAGGAGGTAAAGAGGAAAGAGAAAACCCCCATTCACTTAATATTTTTGCGGCTGAAGGGCCGTCATGATCTAAAAATAAAAGACCACCAGAAGGTGTTCCGCAACATACTCCTATACCTGTTGATCTATTGGAGGAAATTTCTTTAAATAACTGTGAACGTGTAAGAGGGTTATTTTGCCAATCATTTTGATATGGTCTTTTATTTTGAACGGC